CGTACACTGAGCAAGCGCCTGAACGCGCCGGAAGACAGCGGTTGCTGGCTTCCGAGGGAAATTACCTCTATCTGCCAGGTGCTCCATATCCCGCAAGAGAAAATCGGGGAGTATTTCTTCCCGCAAATTGCAAAGGAGGCATCCGCATGAGAATCAAATCTGGCGTCTTTTACTGGCTGGCGGTTGCCAGCGGTGCCGTCGGGATGCTGTACGCACTTGGCTTTGCAGGCAGCATCGAAGCCATCAGGGTCATCTCCGGCACCGACTTCATCACCGCGATGGTGCTGCTGTTGCTGGCGCTGTTCTTTGCCCGGCTGGGCGACCATGCCGCAGAGCGCGAGGCTCAGCGCCGCAAGTACATCGACCGCCGCCACGCCCGCCCCGAAGAGCCGGAGTACCGGCAGAACCGGAGGGACGCATGAACGCAAAAAAGCCCGTCGGTGCTGGAACACCGGCGAGCCTGCAAAGGGATGATGGTTTGAACGCCCATCACCCCGAAGAATAACACACCTTGGAGGTTTTAGCAAGAGATGAAAGGTATTCTTATCGAGCCGGGCAAAGACCCGGTCGTGACTACCCTGCCGGACACGCTGCAGGGCATGGAAGCGCTTTTGCAGTGTCCCTGCGAGCAGAAAGTTCTGCCCCGCACCCCGGCGGTGCTGGTGTACGCCATCTACGGCAAGAGCCTGAACCGTACTTATCGCGGCCAACCAATCTATGGCACTATCCTCTGCTACGGCTGGCGAAATAACCGCTTCCAGCCCCTGAACAAAGACCTGCAGGCCGAGATGCTGGACCGCCTGAAGGACACGGAGGTGAGAGTGTGACTGCCTATATCTGCAAATGCGGACGGCGAGTAAAGAAATCCACCGATGCCAGTACCACTGGCAACCGCCTATCCGGCTATGCACCCGGCCATGAGTGCTGGGGATGCCCCTACGCCATGCCATACGGAAACTATCAATGGGATGAAAGTGCTAGAACTGTCAGCCGGGAGACTCAGGGCTACGAATGCCGGATGAGTAAGACCCTCACCTATGCGTCAGAGTTCGCTGGCTCTATCAAGGATAAATGCACTTGTCGAGTGCATAGTCTGGACTTCGACTTTCTGTCTCAGGTCTCCGCATGGATCAAAGACACTTATCCAGACAGAGAGATTTTTGGCTCGTTTTCCAAAGATATTCGTGCATCGGACTATGGATCTGATGGCCGTTACTGCCTGACTATCACCTGCACCCAGAATCTGAAAGGCGTTGCCGCAAAAAGAGAGCTGCTTGATCAGTTCTTTACTCCGGATGGAAGCCGCAAGGACATGACCCCACAGCAGGAAATGGAAAAGATTCTTGCTGACATCAAAAAAGCAAAGGAGATTTTCTCATGTACACCTGCCCAGAATGCGGATGCTGCTGCGACCATGACAAGCCCTGCTGCCAGCAGTTCGGCGGCGGCAACACCGACCACCTCGGCGAGCGAGGCGGCTGCAAAAGGCTTGACCCCCGCGCTGTCCCCGCAGAGCAGCGCATCGGCCCCTGTTGTTCCTGCGGAGACTTCTTTTGCATCCGCAGCTGCCCCCAGCTTTGACTTCTCCGCTCTGGGCGATTTATCCCAGCAGGCCACCGAAGCCGACCAGCAGTTTGATTTGCATTACGGCGCGGCGCAGGACGAATACCTGATCTCCTGCATCTACCTTGCCCGCATCCACGCTCTGACTGCCAAGGCGGGCCGGTATGGCGGCGGTACATGGACAAAGTGGTATGAGAGCAAGGGGTTGAGCCATGGCAGTGTGACCAAGATGGTTCAAAACGGCGAGGCTTTTAATTCGTCAACTGTTGACGAATTAAAACAGCTGCCCGAGCTGACCCGCAAAGATTTGAACCTCATCGCCCGCAGCGGGTGCGCTGGGCAGCTGGTCGAAGCCGCCGAAGACAGCCAGCGGGTGCAGGAGCTTTTAGCCCAGCTCAAGGCCAAAGAGTACAAGCTGAACGAAACGCAGGCCAGATTGAAGAGCGCCTGCATTCAGGAGCAGGAGTCGCGGGACGCAATGAATACCGCCAATGCTCAGCTGGAAGCCGCCCACGCCGACATTAAAGGTCTGACCGAACAGAACGATCAGCTCAAAAGCCGGTTAGACGCCGCTGAGGCCCGGGAAGAGGAAGCATGGAAGATGCAGACCAAGGCCGAAGCCCGTGCCAAAACCGCCGAGAGCCAGCTGGAAGCCGCCCACGCCGACATTGATGGGTTACAAGAGCAGTGCGCTCAGATGTCGCAGCGGGCAAACGACGCAGAAGAGGCCCTGAAGCACCAGCCCATCGTGGGCGTCATCGACGAAGAAGAAGTTGACCGTCGCGCTGCAGAAAAGGCACGGGGCCTTGCAGATGCCCGGAACGCAGAGCTTGCCAAGGACAACGCAGACCTGAAAAAGCAGGTAGCGGCCCTCCACTCCAAAATCAGCGACGCTGCACAGGCAGATTTCGAAAACGCCAATAGCATCGCCTTCTCCTGCCGCCGTGCATGGGACACCGGAAAGGGCAGTTACTCCCGCCTGGTCGGCGAGGACTTGGAAACGACCTTTGCCAGCTTATGTGAAACCTTGAACAGCATCCGTGAGGAAGCGGCCCGGCTCTGCCGTCAGCCGCCGGAATATGACGGAGGTGAGGAAGATGAGTAATCCGTTAGCCCGCAGAGCGCGAATCAAAGACCTTTCCAACAAGGCCGAGGGCATTTTTCAGTACGTCGGGAACGACAATGTGCTGTTCCGACTCATCAGCACCGGCAACAAGCTCACCAGCGACGTCAACTATGCTGTGGCTCTGTTCACCGGCTTCGCCCGCAGCCATCAGCTGGGCAGTCAGGAGACCCGCCGCACAATCGACTCGATTTATCGCCGGGTCGGGGAGCTCATGTGCCTCATTGACATCGTTCATGCCGCTGCTGGCGAAGAAATCATGCCTGAGCCGTATGAATCCATAGATTTTTGTTACATGACCGAGTACCGCACCATGCTACGGGAGGCCGTCATTCGTGGGATGCCGGACAACTACAGAGGCCCGGCGCAGAACCCCTACACTGTCAGCCTTGTGCAGCCGGGCGTTGGCCACGGTAATGGTTACACACTGGACGAGTACGATGACGATTTCTTCGCCCGATTTACTCGCAGAGAAGAGCCGCGTGACCGGAAGCTCGTCTTCCGCTGCACTAAATCCGAGCTTGACGCCATCAAGCGTTACGCCAATATCATCGATACTAAATTTACCGAGGAGGAAATTCATCATGCCTGAGAAAAACCAGACCCCTATCGAGATGCTCGACCAGAATGCAGCTGTCGTCCAGAGTACAGAGATGCCTGCGCCTGCAGCACCTATCCAGCTGCAGCAGCGCCAGAGCTACGCCGAGAAGGTGCAGGGATTGACCGTTGACGAGCGCAACTGGATGCTTGCAAAGTCTAAAGCCGCCGCTATGGCGCAGCTTCCCGCAGGCTTCTTGCCCCAGACCTACACCGGCAATCCCGGCGCGTGCGCTATCGCCTGCGAGATGGCCCTGCGCATGGGCGTTTCTCATCTCTTCGTCATGCAGAACCTTTACGTCGTCCATGGTATGCCCACATGGAGCGGCAAGAGCTGCAAAGCCCTCATCGACAACAGCGGCCAGTTTGCAGGCCGCACCCGCTACCGCATGGAGGGCGAAGAAGGCACCGACAACTGGGGCTGCCGCCTGATCGGCGTGGACAAGCTCACCGGCGAAAAGGTCGAAGGCCCGAAAGTCACGGTCAAGATGGCAAAGGATGCCGGGTGGTGGGACAAGAATGGCAGCTACTGGCCCAAGATGACCGAAATGATGCTCAAGTACCGCGCCGCCGCTTACTTTGCCCGCGCTGAGTGTCCGGAGGTCCTGATGGGCGCCAACATCGACTACGAGGTAGGCGCTGGCGACGCCGAGGAAGAGGGTGCGGCCCATGCTTAATGTTGTTGCGCTGATGGGCCGTCTGGTCTACGACCCGGAATTGAAGACCACTCCGAGCGGCATCAATGTGTGCAGTTTCCGCATTGCCTGTGACCGCAACTTTGCCCGTCAGGGCGAGCAGCGTCAGGCCGATTTTATCGACGTCACCGCGTGGCGGCAGACCGCAGAGTTCGTCTCCAAGTATTTCCAGAAGGGCAGCATGATCGCCATCGAAGGCAGCTTGCAGACCCGTCAGTACCAGGACAAGAACGGCAACAACCGCACAGCTACCGAGGTCCTTGCGTCGCAGGTGAGCTTTTGCGGCGGAAAGGCCGCAGAGCGGGCTGTCGTGAAGGATTTTGACCAGCAGACAGCAAGTCATGTTCAGGAAGCAAAGGCCGCACAGAGCGCTCCGCAGGCCCAACAGACCAGTTTTGCCAGCCAGAGCTATCGCGCCGAACGCAAATCACCCGATGGTCAGCCGGTCGCTGTCCCCGACGCAGAAGCACACGATTCTGATGGCTTTTCCATCATTGATGACAGTGACGACCTCCCCTTCTAACCGCTGCCGCTGTGCTATCTGGCGATACGAGCATTCCATTCGAAAGGAGGTCAGACCGTGGGCATTGACCCTTCTCGCGGCTTCGTTGCCATCCCGCGCGGCCTGACCGACTGGGAATGGTATTCGGAGCCCAACACTGCCCGGCTGTTCATCCACCTGCTGCTCACCTCAAACTGGCAGGAAAAGCAGTGGCAGGGCATCACCATCCACCCCGGTGAGCTGGTCACGAGCCGCGCAAAGCTGGCAAAACAGCTCAGAATGTCTGAACAATCCGTTCGGACGGCACTTATGCATTTGCAGTCAACCAACTGTATAACCAGCAAAACAGGGCCAAGATACAGCGTTATCGCGATAAATAATTACACTGAAATTATTGGCTCAACCAAGCAATCAACCAGCAATCAACCAACTCCTAACCAAGACTTAACAAAGATAACAAAGAAAACAAGACAGTCGTCGTCTGCGTACGCGACGCCCGAGCCGACTCCGACGAAGACGACATCCCCCGTAGTCATGGAGTTCGAGCAGCGTATCTGCAAGCTGAGCACCCAAGGGAAAGCCCAACTGACCGGATATGCTGACCGGCTGGGAGAAGAGCTGGTGCTGGCCATCATCAGCAGGTGTGCCGACCTCGGTGCCTACAGCTGGATGTATGTCCGTAAAGCACTGGAAGAGACCGAGGCGCAGGGGTGCAGGTCTGTGGAAGAGTACCGCAGGCTTCACCCCATCAGCAGCGGACGGAATCTCCGGGTTGACCGTACCGAGCCGAGCGGGAACGATTTTCTCAAGAATGCTGGGCGGAGGCGACCGTTGAAAAAGAAAGGAGCATCTGAGTGTGATGATGGAAGCGCATAAATCAGAACCAAGCATCTGCTTCAATCTGGACTGCATGGAGGGAATGAAAGCTTTTCCTGATAAGCTTTTTGACCTTGCTGTGGTAGATCCACCATATTTCAGCGGGCCGGAACACCGAGGGTATTATGGCTCACGTGTCAGTAAAACTGGCGTACACCGCGACTATCCTATCACCCCGAAATGGGATGTTCCCGGAAAAGATTACTTCAACGAGCTGCTTCGTGTGAGCAAGCACTACATCATATGGGGCTGCAACTACTTCGACTATCACTTTGCACCCGGCAGAATCGTTTGGGACAAGTGCAACGGCGGGACTTCGTTTTCTGACTGCGAAATTGCTGCAACCGACCTGTTTGATTCTGTCCGCCTGTTCCGGTATATGTGGAACGGCATGATGCAGGGCAAGAGCATTTCCGAAGGGCATATCATGCAGGGAAACAAAAGCCTGAATGAAAAGCGCATCCACCCGACTCAGAAACCGGTAGCATTGTATAGCTGGATTTTTCAGAAATATGCCAAGCCGGGACAGATGATTCTTGACACTCATGTTGGAAGCGGCAGTAGTCGGATTGCCGCCTATGATGCTGGCTTGTACTTCACCGGGTTTGAAATTTCGCAGGAGTATTTCCTCCTGCAGAAAGAACGCTACAAGGCATACACGGCTCAGACCGATATGTTTCATGCAGAAGGAGCAAACAAATGCGAATCCAATCATTGAATCAGCGCGATGATGTAAAGAAGGACGCTGGCTCTGCCACGGTAGAGCTGAGCGGTCTGGAACTCATTGCACTCAACAATATCTTGTGCAAGGTTGCAAAAGAGTCGGAATGCGATTCTGAAATACTTTTTGGGATGACCAGAGTGGTACATACCGCAAATTCCATCGTGCAGCATGGCAGCCTTGACAAAATCGATTTGCACAAGATGGAGGAGCTGGCATGACCTACGAAGAGAAAATAAGCTGGCTCTCCCGCTATCGGGAAGCCGAAAAGCTCTACCAGCGGCTCTCCTACCGGCTGGCAGAGGCGCAGGAAGCCACCCGGCACACTACCCAGAACCTCAGCGCTGCGCCGGGCGGCAGCAAGGATGGGCAGAGCCTCGCCCGGGCAGTAGAGCGTCAGGAAGAGGCTGAGCGCCGTGCCTACGCGCAGCTGGCAGTTCTTGATGCCTTGTTTGCGGAGATCGATGCCGTGCTTGTGCAGCTGGACTCCGCCGAATACTGCGCTCTTCGCAAATACTATCTGGACTGCCTGAAATGGGAGCAGGTAGCCGCAGACATGAATTTCACTTCCCGTGGCATTTTCGCCCTGCGCCGCCGGGCCATTGAACACCTGAAGCTCTGAAACTGTGCAGTATCCGTTCATTGTGCGTTCACTCTCTTCCGGTGTAAAATGATACCATCGGCAGAGCCGGAAAGGCCGCCCGATACACGCAGCCTCCGCACCATGTCCTCCTTGACGCTTGACCGCATGGTGTGCGGGCTGCTTCTATTATGCCGCCTGAGCGCAATTTGGTGCGCGGCGCGTGTGACCAGACACGGCCGGTTCGATTCCAAGGGCGGCGCCATGACGCTGCGCCCCGCCGCAGCAACAGCCTGACGCATGGTCTGCGAAACCGCTTGGGGCTGGCGTGCCGGATGGGAGTCCCTCCTTCTCCCCGTGAGAGTCCGGCACACCACCGGAGGCCCCGGAATCCGCAGTGGGTTCAAGGATACCCCACCGGATGTGCGTCAATCACCCTGCACAGAAATGTGCGGGGATTTTTTATGCAGCTTCTGCCGTTCGGAAACCCCGGGCGGCTTTTTCATACCCCCGGGGTCTGCAAAAGTACCCCCTCCCTCAAAAAGACCTCCCCCCTCCGGGCATGACCCGGCGGGGCAAAGGAAGCCGAAGCTTCGAGGACCACCGCACAGCACGTCAGCAAAAGGAGGCTGCATCCTAATGGCAGGCAGGACACCGCGCCGCAACGAGCGGCCAGACCACGACGGCACACACCGTCTGGCCTTTGAGCGGAACAAAAAGAAGATCTATGCGACGCAGACCGTTTGCGGCATCTGCGGCAA